CAAATTCCACGAGCTCCTTGTACCGCTCCTCGATAAACCGTTGATCGATCGATATGCCGGCAGCGACCGGAATATCAAACATAGAATTGTTGATGCCGATGCAGTGGCCCAGCCCGCACAGGGTATCAAGGGTAAATCCGCTGAGCGACGGGCCGCCGCCAATCAGATACACGATTCGGTCTTTCCACCACGGCGCCGTGACGCTGCCAAAATCTGGCGGCGATGCAAATGGAAGCGCACTGGCGGTTATTGTAATCTCAGGAACCAGTCAATTCGCCGAGACCGACGCGATCAAATTCGCGCCAGACGATCTCCAGCCAGGTGCGGACGCGGCCGCGCAGGACGGGTGATTGCGGGCCGGCCGGGGTTTGATTCGCACAGAACGCACTGAACGATCCGCCGAGCTTCTGCATCGTTTCACAGGCGATCTCAGCCAATTGTGGAACGTTGATCGTGACGTTGTTCATTTGCTGCCACGCAGCTTGTCGCGATGGTTCGTCCCAATCGAAGTATTGCGTCTGATTGATGTGATTCTTGACGACGAAATGACGGGCCGAGCCGGCGCCGATGCGTTTGGCGGCCTCGCCGATTTCGGCGATCGAGGCCATGGTCGGGCCGAGCACATGCAGCAGGATCAACCGCATCTTGTTATTGCGCACGTCGTCGAACAATTTGGCGTCGTCGAGCGCCTGCAGCGTCGGCGTCAACATACCGCCGCGCAGATCGAGCACCGTGAGGCATTCGCTATCGACCGCGTCGAAGACGCTCATTTGTGCCTGCACCTGGCCGATGTCGATGAGTTGCGATTCTGTTGCGAAACGCTTGAGATCGCCGGCCGGGAATTCCGTGTCGAAGGCGCGATAGGCGCGTTTGCGCTCGGCCAGATAATCGAGCAGTGCGCGGCAAGTCATAGTCTTGCCTACGCCGCCCTTGTCTGCCCCGACGATGATAATTGTTGGGATCATGGCAGCGGCTCCATTGGTCACTGGCGCGGCAATAGATGGGGCCGCGGCGGTCGGATCAGGTCGGCGCGATGCGTATGGCCGCGCATCGTCATCGTCGAAAAGATGCGCCATATAGGCTTCCATCAAACCCCGGCCGGCGGGCCGAACGGGATTTTTAATGACCGCTGATGTCAGACTGCGGTAGAGACGGACCCGCGTTCGGTAAAATGCGGACCTTCGGCCAGCGGAACTGGCTTCTGCGCCGGGTCGATCAAAAAACCAGTGGCGCGCAGTTCGGTAATCTCATCCATCGGCAATTCGACTTCCTGCCCCGGTCCAAAATCCACCATGGCCGGCCGATAGATCGGTTTGCCATCATCAGAATATCCGATGACCTGCTTTTTTGTCTCGTGTGGCGCGCTCAGAGTACGGCCGCGCGCAACGGTCGCACGCACACGCTTCGTGATTACCGGATCCGCCATGGATCACTCCTTGAGATTGGATTTTGTGGAAGGAAGTGCCCTGCGGGTATCAATTCCGCAGGGCAGATTATTCAGCCGAGGACCGGCGCACAGACCGAAGCGGCAAACGCCGCATTGACGCGGCTGGGGATGACAATCGGGGACGACTGCATCATCAGATAACGCTGCGCCGGGTCTTCGGAGACCCAGGTCTTCGGCGCGAACGGCAACGCCGAGTAATTAAACGCCGGATCAAGGATCTGACCGAAGGCCCGCGTCCCCATCATGTCGAGGCCGGAAAGAATGATGGTGCCGTCCGTGACCATCGGCTGCTCGACGTCGTTGTCGTCGACATACCATTCGTTGTAGATCCACAACGAGTATTGACCCCATTGGCCCTTGAAGACCGCGCCGCGCTCGATGCGCGTGCCGGGATCGATGAGGTTGCCGGATTCACCCAGCCGCGGGTAGTAGATCGCGCCCTTGAGCAAGGGATCGGCGATAAAGCCTTCCCATGCCGACGTGGTGAAGATGATGTCGGTCACCTTGGCGCCAGACTTCTTGAGAATCTGACGCTGCCAGGCCTCCAGATTGCTCACCGGCGAGGCATTGCCAGCGACCACATTGGCCGGCGTCCAGCGTGCTGTGCCGGTCAACGCGACCGTGAGAGAGGGATCGCGACCGAAATCAACGACCACGGTCGGAAACCCTTCGCCTGTGACGGTCACCGTTCCGGTCGATAAGGCACTCGCCGCCATCCACTCGAGACGGCGCGTGAGAATGTCGACCTGATCGGTCATCTCGAATTCGAGATTGGCCATTTCGCGTTCGGCGCCGGTCATATCACCGCCGATGCGCTCGCCGATCATGCGACGCACGGGCTTGCGAAGGTCCGGAGCCCGCTTGTCTTTGATATAGGCGGGCTTGAAAGTGTTGGTCTGAATGCGACGCTGTTCGACCAGCTTGCCTTCGACCAACGGCGAGACAAATGGCGACATGCGCCGTTTGCCGACGTCAACGTCGATCGAGACAAACTCCGAATCTGACGTGACCACATTCGGAAAGAACCGATCGAGCAGGAACGAGACCGCGCGTTTCAAATTTGGAACGACGGCTATCAAAGTATTGGTATCATACAGAAGGTTTCCACCAAGTGTGGCAGCCATAGCGATTCTCCTTTATGAGCGAAGCCGCTTGGCCGCTCGTATGGTGTTGAGTTGAAGAATGAAACAGCGCGTTTCGTCAGGCCGGATCGGCCGCCGACACGCTGCCCTTGAGGAAGATACCTTTCGGTGCCAGCGCGGCCTTCGCGGTCGCCACATTGATGCCGGTGCCGAAGGTCACCGCACGGATATTGAATTCACCGTGCAGATAGACGCCGGAATTCACGGTGCCACCTGTGGCATCCGCATCGTCGGCCAGAATGGCGACCGGGGTCTGACTGCCATCCAAAGCCGAGCCAAGCGCCTTGGTATAGGTGCCCTCGCCGGCGAAGATCGAGACGTTGATGACGTCGCCAGCCACCATCGGTGCCGAACCAGGCGTGAAAGTCCACCCGATCTCAGCGTCGGAATAGGCACCGGAGGTGCCGGCGGTGATCACATTGCCGGCCGGATCGGTCACGACATAGGCCGTCGCGGCCGAGAACGCGAGTTGATAACGGCCAACCCTCGTGTTGGTGGTGCTTGCGACTGCGCTGACCACGCCGTTGCCGGTATTGCCTGGATCGGCGTCGACCGAAGACGACAAGCTGGCGGATCCGATGAGGCCCATGAGCGTGCCGCGTTTGAACAATGCGCCGCCAGAGACGAGCACATTCTCGCTGATGAGTTTGAGATCGCCAGCGATCAGCTGATCGGGGATGAACGTTTCGGCCATTGCAGAAGGCTGTTGGGGGTTGCCCCCCACGGACGTCGGGTTGAGAGCCATTGCGGCACTCCTTTCGGTTGATGATGGATAGGGAGTTCAATTCTGATCGCGCAGTTTTGCGATCAGACTTCGCCGCGACGCTTCTTACCCGCAGCAACGATCTGCTGGGCGAGAGTGGCGCTCGATTGCGTTTCACTGACACCGATGTCGATTTGTGCAGTGTGGGCCATGCGATCGCGCAGAGCATCGGTGCGCGTTTCGGTGCTTACTGCCGGACCCACCGCACGCAACATCGCAAGCGCCCGATTGCGCGACATCGAATCGTTGCACGCCAGCTCATAGGCGGCGCTTGGATTGGCGAGACCAGCTTCGGAATTCACGATGGCGCGAATACGGCCACGCTCATGCGCGCGAATGACGCGCGCTTCGGCATTTGCCTCATCCTCGCGATCGCTTTCGTCATCACCGTCGTCGCCTTCGGACTTCTTTTTGGCCTTCTTCTTGGCCTTCTTTTCCTCTTCGGCCTTGGCCTCGTCTTCCTCGGCCTTCTTGGCCTCTTTGTCGTCTTCTTCCTTTTTGGCCTTCTTCTTGGCCTCCTCGTCGTCATCTTCCTTCTTGGCCTTCTCGTCTTCCTCGGCCTTCTTGGCGGCGATGGCAGCGGCATCATCGACGGCAGCGGCAGCGGCAGCTTGGCTTTTGCCAAGATGAGCAAACGGCGATCGAGTCGCCGGAACTGAAGTAGTAGAGGCCATATGATTTCTCCTAGTTGGAAT